GGAAGCGCCTGGAAATGCTCAAAGAACACTTTTATCTTATCCATGGCTGCCGGATCGTCCGACCAGACCCCATATGCAAGCACCAAAATCGGGAGTGTGAGAATTGCAAGGACGACCTCGTCCTTAAAATCTTTGTCTCGGGATTCTAAAAGTTTTCCCTGGTAAGCTTCCTCACCTCGGGCCATCTTAGCTGCGTGCATGTGTTGCGCATCGGCCATAGCCATTTGAGTCTCTTTACGCTTTTTGTAAATGTGAGTTCCAGCGTTAAGAGCTAATTTAATTGCTCCTAGCCACATATTAGTACCAAGTTGCTTTGACAGGTCTCTTAGCGGGTCTGATTGCTCTATTCCCTCTTACAATCACAGTCTGTGATTCCGAAGGGTTGGTAGCTTTGATGGTCTTACCACCTTTAGCATAACCATCTTTATTACAATCTTGCGCCAAAAATTTTGTAATTTTAGGTGTCTTTGTCATAAATGTTTATCCTCTTTTTCTTAATTTACCTAATGTTATAGCTAAACGGGCTCTCTGTCCAGTTTTTCCTTTTTCCCGACATATTAACCTTTTCTTTTCTTAGCCATTTTTTTAAAAGTTTTAGCTAAAGCTTTTGCTCTGCCTGTGCAACCTTTTTTTGTAATAGGTGTACACTTTCCTTTAGTTCCTCTTCTTTTAATAGACTTAGTTGCGCTTTGTATCCAGTTCTTATCCTTTGTGCTCATATTACTCCTTTTTTAGTGCGTTTTGTAGCAATGTTTTTTCAATTGAAGTCTCAGCTCTCATTTGAGCTAATTCCTCGTCCTGTTCTAACCTCGCATCTTGATTCTGTTGATTCATCACAGCTTTCATTCTATCTAAGTTTATTCTCTTAGTCTCGTATTCTTTTCTTCTTTGATTTTCAGCTGCTCTCAAATCTAACTCTCTTGATTTTAATTTAGCAAGAGGATCATTATCAAATTGTGAGGTGATTTCTTGTTCTTCCTTCATAAACTCTTCAGTCATCTCTGCAATTAAAATAGCTTTTCTAGCTTCAAACTTTTCTGAAAACTGTTTCATTTGCATTTCAACTTGAGGGTTTGGTGGAGGCTGTTGACCTCCGGAAGCTTGTTGTTGCTGTTGCTGTTGTTGTTGCAACTGCTGTATTTGTTGTATCTCTGGTGCCATTTCCATTTCTGTTTGTTCCTGCGCCATTAGACTAATATGTTCTAAAACATTTTTTTCCATAGCTCCCATTATCGCTGGATTGTTTCTTGCAATATTAGTAGCCATAAAATTTAAGTGAGCTGTAATATGAGCTCTATGATCTTGTCCAGGGAAAGCTTGGAAAGGTTTTCCACCCATAGCATCTATAGATTCTAATGCTGGATCCTTTGGAGTAGGTGGTTCAGGTTTTATTAAAATTTGATCAACATCTTTTATTCCTAAAGCTTCATACATATTTCTATACACATTATACGTATTGTGAATCTGTGGATTTGACATTGCCAGCTGTAACTCTGTTTGCGCTAAAGATATTCGCTGTGATTGAGAGAAAATATTCGGGTCAGCAACTGGCAATATATCTATCCTATCGTCGAAGTCAGTTTGCTTAATAGTTCTTTGACCTCCGACAACATCATATGGATATTCTTGGGGAAGATATGTTTTAAATACCTCCGATAATAATTGAAACTCTTCTTTTAATGCTGCATATATTCTTTTATGAATTGCAGACATTGTTCTGCTACCTCTTTCTAACAAGGCTACTGTCGTTCCCACGGCCGCTTGTTGATTACCCTCACCTACCTGCAGGTCGGCTATTGAAGCAAATCTTTGGCCTGCAGAAACTACGACACCCATAAGCTGTAATAAAGTCTGTGATGGTTCTTTGTACGGAAGCATCATGAATGCATCTTTTATACTTCCTCCAGGGGCATCTACGTCTCTAAATTCTCCCGGCTGAATAGATTGTGCATCATCTCTAATTCTTATTCCTCGTTGTTTAAATCCTGCCGGTAAGTTTGATAATGTTCCCGCGTCTAGTAATGATCTTAAAGCTGAAGTGGCAGTTCGTGATAAACCACCAATCATGTGTATTAATCCAAAACCATAAAACCCAAGCCCTGGTAAAAATTTAAAGTGAACAAAATAATTTACTTTTACTTTTAAAGGATCATTTTCTTTAAAATTTCTTCTGATAGATAAAACTTCTAGTGAATCTTCTTCAATAGTTACAACATAAGGAAGTTTAATACCCGTTTGTTCACCATCGGATCCCACATCTTCAAAATTATCTAAATCTAAATCTACATGAAACTCTAAAATAGTATGCATGTCTTCATTTCTTCCGGTTTTAGAGACACCTTGTAATTCATGTTCTTTTTTAGTAACCTCTGTTTCATGTCTTTGACCCGGAGGTGGAATTTCTACATCCCTATAGAAACCTAAAACCTGTTGCTTTCTTAAATCATTTTCAGTTATTTTAATAACATGAACAATAGCTTCCGCATCTTCTAATGAGGTAGCTGAATATGGAACAACCAAGTCATCCGCTGGAACAAATTTTGATACCGGTCTTCCTAATAATTCATCATAATAAACTTTTTTAAAAGTTGAACCTGCTAAAGGAAGATGAAATAACATTGAATCAAATTCAGGTTCATATTCTTTCATCTTGTCCATGATTTGGTAATTCATGAATTCTTTTACTCTATTAGCTTGTTGAACTTTGTCAGGGGTATTCATCCCTAAAATTTGTGTTCTTACTGGTCCAGTAGCTGGGAGTAGCTCTTTATAAGCGAGCGCTTGAAACTGAGTAACAGCTTCAGCCAAAACCGGGTGAGTCGCCCCCGACGCACCTTGAAATGGTTCTGATTTTTTTTCATATTTAAATCCTAATAAATCAAGTCCAGTTGTATAACTATGTTCCCAATCTTTTCTAGATGTTTTATAGTCTTTATAATTTTCTATAAGATTTGTGGATAAAGTTTGTAATTCTCCCTCTTCTAAATAATCAGCTAAATTTGCGTAGTGATCAGTTGAAGGAGGTAATTTCCCTTCATCATAATTAATATCAACGCTTCCATCTTCGTTTGTAACTATTTCAGGTGTACCTTCTCTATTTTCTGGTTCAGAAATTTCTTGAACCATCTCATCTTGAGTTACCTCAAGAGTCTCGTCTACGTTTGGTAACGCCTTGTCTATTTCTGCCATTTATTTTCTCCAATCGCACTGTTTTAACATTGTTATATTTTAAATTCAACCCTTGAGGCACGGGTCCAGATTTGGGCGGAAGAAGCCATGTTTTAGGGTATTTAGTTCGGGTCATATTCAGGTGGGTCATAATCAGGGAATATGTCTTTTTTCTTAGTCCCTTTCTGCTTATGAATTTGTTTAGTTGATTTATTTTTAGCAAACGCTTCTAGTTCTGTTAAATCAGACATTGCATCATCTACATCAAGATATTGATCATAATCTATGTCAAAATCATCCGCACCTGTTTGAATTGGACGTCCTTCAGCAACACCAAATTCACCGGGACCTCTCTGACCTGCATATGGTCCTTCTTCAATAACATCACCTCTTTGATAATCTAAAGAATATTCTTTGTTGTACGCACCACTTCCAGTTTCATAAGTTCCTTTTTTAGGAGCTACATTTATACTTACGTTCCCAGTATCTAAATCGTAAATCATATCCACATCATCCCCATCTTCAAGTGAACCTCTTTTAACAACTTGTCTATCTTTGTAAGCCATTTTTTTAGTTACATCTTCACCTTCGTTCCAGAGCTTTTTAACAAGACCAGGGAACCATTCTGGCATGTCTTTAATTTTGTCTATTGTTGGTCCTGTGTAAGTAGATGCTCTTTCGAAAACTTTTCCAAGTTTGAAAAATCTTCCAACAATGGGTAATACAGCTAATGCACCTAAACCTTTTATAAAAGCTCTCTTACTTGGACTCTTTGGTGATCCATCTTTTAATTCATCTCTCTGTAATAGGTTTAATACAGATTGAGCATTTTTTCCATAGATCGGTTTATATGCCGGACCACCTTCAGCTTTGTTTAATTTAGAAGATTTTTTATTCTTAAGATCCATTTGAAGATACTCTTCAAACGTCAGCTGATCACCGAAATTAATTCTCCAATCAACCCAACTTCCGCCGTACTTAAAACCTGCACGGCCGCCTTGGTTATAATTAATTCCATAGATATCTGGTTTTTGTACTTGCTTAAGAGCGTCTTCATAAGAAATATTTTGTTCTTTTGCTATTTTAGAAACCTCTTCATATGTGTCTAACATTCTTGGCATTGAAGTTCTTTTACTTTCAAATTCTTTATATTCTTCTTCAGTTAAAGGTCCACGTTGTTCAAGACCTATTCTTTTATCAAGTCCTTGCACTATATCTCCTCCAATCATAAGTAAGCCTGCTCCAGTCATTCCTCTAATAAGGTGAGGTGCATATTTAATTGGAACTCCCATTCTTAACAAAGTGTTGTAAAAATTTTTAACTGTACTAATTTTTGAACCTAAGTGTTTTCCTATTTCAGGATATAACATTTCTAGTCCAGCTATCCATTGTCTAGGGTTTTCTTTCTTTGTAAGAAATTTTTCATCATACTCAAGAGGCCACCCAGCTTGTTCATCATCTTTAAACTTCCAAGGCCATACATCTATATACTCACTAGCCGCTAAACTTGCTCCAGTTAAAGGTGATATAACAGGTGGTATTACTCTTTTTCCTACTGCCTTCGCTGCTTGCCAAGCTGGCTTTGCACCAGCTACTGCTACAGTTCCAAGAGCTGCTTTGTCTTGAAGACTTAATCCTTCTTCATCTTCACTTAATTGTCCAGGAGAACCTTGAGGCATTTGTACTTCTCCAGCTGC